AGACTGGCGGTCGTTATGACGGGCGGCAGCTTATTCAGGTCCCTCCCCTCGATGGTAACTGACGTGCCCCGCGTGTTGGTATAGGTCACGCTGACGGCCGCCAGGTTGGTGAACAGAGTCCTGATTGTGCTGGCCATTAGACGCTCCCTATCTTGGTCCGCTTATACTTGAAACAAGTATTGGCCACATCGGCCGGCATCTTGGAGGGCAGTATCACCGAACCATCCGGAGTTACCACCGGGCGGTCCACGTCTGCCCCGATGTCCTTCTGGCGGTACAGCCAAGCCGCCAGCCGCATCGTGGCGTGCTTGATATCCACGGGCGGGGTCACGGAGTAGGCCCACTTGCCCTCGATGGCGATATCGTCATCCGGCTCCGTTGTGTAGGTCCAGTACAGCCCACTGTCCGCCCGCAGCTTGATGGCGTGGATCGGCGTGGAGTCGCGGGGGTCGGTCAGCCACACCCCGTCCGTGCTGTCGTACTCATCCCCATCTCCCGTGTCGATGGTTCTGAGGACTGCGAGGTCCTTGTCCAGCATCAGCCAGCCGTCCTCATCCACATCCTCATACATCGAGAAGTGGCGGGTGCTGTAGTCGTCGTCGCACGTCCCGGCAGAAGCTTCAAAGATGCGCCGGCATTCGGTCTCGATCAGGGCCTGCGCCGCCGCGACGAAGTCCCCTATCAGGGTGTCATCGGTGTTATCGCACGCCGGGATGCCCAAACTATCCTTGACGTCGCTAGTCGCAGCGTAGGCCATGGGACCTCCTTAGACCGAGATAACGTCGGACGCCGGTTGCTTGTTGTGCAGCCCGCCGTACCCTAGAGCCACGCAGTGAACGTCCACTACGGTATCCGAGTTATCCGTCCAGAAGTGCATCAGGAGCGACCCGGACCCTCCAAGGGCCTTGACCGCGTTCACGTCCAGCATGAACGGCCCCATGGTGACAGTGGAATCGGCAAACGAAACATCCCCGTGCGTTGCGCCTTCGATGGCCGCATAGTCCGTAAAGTCTGCATCAGATGCCTTGGCATAGGTGCTTTGCCCAAGCAACTCCCACGCCACCACCGCCGTCGATGCGTTGACTACCGTGGAGTCGGTCGCCCCGGGGTTCACCCCATGGATTAGAAACAGCACTCGCGGGCACGTGTAGTCGATATCGATGGCCGTTCCGAACGTACCATCACTTGTCTCGGCGTCCCCCTTCGGGTAGCCATCATAAACGGCCTTCGACCAAACTTGATTAGAAAGGTTATGCATTGGTTCCTCCTGTGCTTGGGGGAGGATACGCCATTGGCGCACCCTCCCCTCGGCTATTCAGTTGTCAGACTATGAAGTCTGTGCTAGCGTGTAGTGCACGATATGCGAGCCTTGCGTGATTGCCCCGCCCTGGCGGAAGGAGGCGATGATGCCAACCATGCCGCCGGCCGCATACAGTTCGTTCAAGCGTCGGATCACAAGGCCTCGGCGCTCATAGATCGTGTATGCCTTGGGGTCAAAGAACGCAATGGCCACAACCTCGCACGTTGCCGCATTGTAGGCCGGCAGAGCGGAGGTGTTGAACACTGGGCGCCCGAAGATGCCGCCCATAGATGTTCCCTGGCCCTGAACAGACGGAAGCCCGAAGGCATAACCGTACTGGTTCGGAGCACCAAGCTGGCGCAGATATGCCTCAGTCGTTCCGTTCATCAGCCACACAGCTCGGTCGCGCAGTCCGTCGTTCAGCGTATAGGCCACGGTGAAGATTTCTGCCGCGGTTATAACTGCCGACGTTGCCTGCGTCAGGGTATTGGGTACAACCAGGCTGTCCCACTTGCAGACGCCGGTGTGCTGGCTTGAACCAGTTCCAACGGCGCAGTAGTAGGATTCGGTCTGGGCTGCCCAGTCAGCGATTGACTGCGACAAGAACTCTTCTAGGTTCGCCGCCTGGTCCTCGACAAGCTCCTCGGACAGCTTCAGCAACTTGGTCCACTTGTACGCCGTGATGGACACCGGGTCCAACTGCGGCTCGTTCTCGTTGTAGTCGCTGTCCTCGCCAGACACGGAGAACTTCCCCATAGAAGTTCCTTCGGCCGGGACCTGCATGACGTCGCGGCTGCCCTGAAGAACTTGCACGCCCGCGCGTCGTGGCCAAGACGTCTCATTGATCTTGGTCTGGATGACATTGTGAAAGTCAATCGGGACAAGGAACCCGCCGAAGCTGTCCGTGCCCTCGATCATTGCCGCCTTCGCAGCAATCCGGTCGCCGGTGCGAACATAGTGCATGAAGGAATCCATATCGTCTTCCTTCAATCCCAGCTTCGTGACTTTCTTAGTAGCGAACCCGCCCTTCCAGGCAGGCTCCTGCGTGGACTTGTATGCTTCGACGGCGGCATCAGCGCCCGCCTTCACAAGTCCGGCAATTCTCTCTTCCTCAGCCTTTGCAGCAGCAGCGCGCTTCTCGGCGACATCAGCCGCAGCATTGGCGAGGTCATTCAGCTCTTTCGCGTCCATGGTTCCTCCTAGCCTCTAGCCTTGCGGTACGCCGCGTAAGCAGCACTGGCGACCACAACGGCTGCGGGCATCTCGATTTCCTCGGCTATGATTTGTTCAGGTGTGAGCTCCTCCGCCACTTCGTTCGACTCTGGCTCGTCGCCCTCTTCGAACGACTCGGGCATCTCCAGCCCAGCATCGTTGAACACAGCTTTCATGGGCAGGGCTACGGCGTCCCAGTTTGCGGGCGCCCGCCCGTGCCCCACGTCGATAATGCTAATTTCCCCAATCGGCCACACCTTGATCTCGCCTTTGTCATTGCCTCTAAAGAGATGGGCAATGGCTCCGCTTGAGGCGTAGGTCAGCCCACGCCGCGCGGCGTTCCAGATGCGCTTGGCCAGCTTCTTTGACTGGTCCAACACAATCCTGAACCAGTGGCCCTGCGGGTCCGTATGGGTATACTCAGATATGCCGATAACCTCTGGCTTGTTCACCCGCTCGCCATTAGGCGCCATGCCGTGATAGTACAGGGCCGGCCGCTTATCGCCCACGTTCATCATGATGTCGGTCTTCTCGGTGAACCATTGGCCATCGAAGTCCTTCTTGTCCTGGGAACCAAACGGCACGCCCAGTACCTCAAGTTCCCAGCTGTCGCCCGCGCTTACGGCCTTGACGGCCATCGAGTTCGGCCCGTGCAGCACAGCCCAAAGACGCGTTAGGCCCTTGGCCTCTTCGACATTGGCGTATAGGGCGGCGAGGTGCTTCTTGGCCTCCGCCTCGGTTTGGTGGCACTTCACCACATCGCCGGCCGTCTCGTCCTCGTTCTGCTTATGGACGCACCACTTGTCATCGTCCTTCACGATCATGTATGGCATGGTCACCTCCTACTTGGGAAACAGCGACTCAATCTTGCGGTCGATTTCCCATTCCAGATTCTTTGCCTCAGCATTGGCCTCGTCCACAATTCGATGCCAGCCACGCCTTGCATGGAATGACGCTTGTCGTTGGCCAATCACGAACTCGGAATAGGTTGCAGTGTTCTCCACCTGTGCATTGAACGGCAGACTGACGATGTTCCACTGCCCGCGCATGTTCTGACTGGTCTTCTTGCCCTTCTTGCCACTCGGGTAGATCGGCCCCCAGCCCCGGTCGTACCTTGGCGATTTCTCCGCCGGGTATATGCCCGCCCGGCCTTTGATGGCTTTGGCAGACGTTAGCAGTAACTGCTTCATCCACTTGGCCGCCCCAATCTCGCCCAGGCCCTTGATAATCGGCTCCAGCCCGGTAATGGTGATGGTGATGTTAGTCATGCGCCCACTCCAGGTCGGTCCAACAGCTGCAATTTGGGTGGCTGTCTGCCGGCGGCCCTAAGTCCCAGCCGTCGCCTCTGTACGTCCCCTCGAGGGGATGGCATATCTCGTCGCACCCGCCGTCCTGCGTGCGCCACACTTCTCTAACGCTAAGCCCTGCCGCCTCTGCCTCTTCCACGGCCGCCCGGGTGCCGGCGGTGATGGATGATGTAACCTCAGTCACCGCTATCGTGCTTGCCCTCTGTGCACCGAAGGCTGGCGTTAGCAGCTCCTCCAACTCCGCCCTTGTCATGCCGGGCGTTTCCAGATATTGCGTGATAGCATCTCCCACGATCTGCCGGGTGTTGTCGCTAAGGTACTTGCTCAACTCGTAGGCATGAGCCTCTGCCCACGCGCGCACGGACTCTTTGTAAACCTCGCCGCCCAGCGACACGTTGATTGTGGCTATAATCCCGCCGGCAATGCGCTGGGCGTTCTCCTCCAGTATTGCCTCAACAAAGGACGTAGTATCCCCGGTCAGCACATCGTAAAATTCGTAGGGCAACTGAGCAAGCCGTTCATGCGAGGGCGGCCAGCCGATGGCGTCCAGCACCGCCTTCTCCTGCTGGCCTAGCGCGCGGCCCATCTTGCGGGCCAGCTCAGCCTCCAGCTTCTTGCGCTCCTCTGCCCACGGATCACGGGTACCCACGCCAGGTTATGACCTTGTCAAACACCGCCCGCACATCGTCTGCGGTCAGCGCATCGTCCAACTGGCCCAGGATGGCCTCGATCAGTTCCGGCTTGATGAACTCCGACTCGAACTTGACGGCAGCCGACTTGCCAGCCTTGCGCCTGGCTACCGCCTTCTTGCACCAGCGCCTCAAATCTGTAGCCATTTCGTCAACGGCCTTCTGCGGCTGCTCCGGCTGCTCCCCCTGCCCGATCTGCTCCGTTGCATTGGCGAACGGCTCCAATGCAGGAGGGGTGACGCCAGGCTGAGGCCCAAAGGGATTGGGTTGCTCGGGCGCAGCCTCGGGCACATCCTCCTCAGAGAACCCCAACTCCAGCGCAGCTACCTCGGGCTTGATGATGCCCTTCTCAACAAGCATGGACAGCCGCTCTGCCTCACTCTTGGCGTCCGGCTGCATGATGGGCAGTTCGTCCGACTTCCACTCGAACGTCAGTGATTGGTCAAAGTCTGCTACCAGCTCGGCATTGATGACGCTAGCCAGGTATTCGGACTGGGGAATGACGTGTTCGGTATAGAGCGACTTGCGCTCGTTGTCCGCCGTAGCGAAGTTGGCGCTCGGATCTGCGCCAATCATGGACATGGGTACTCCAAGCCCCGCGCAGATGCTGCGTCTCGCCTCCAGCCGCACCGTATCAAGGGCAAGGTCGGACAGTGGGAAGCTGATCACCGTCGCCTTGACGCCCTTCTCCATGATGGCTGACTTGTGCTGGTTGTCCACGCCCTTGAACTTCTTGAACCAGCGCTGCAGCCTGCTGTAGTCCTCGTCCGCTAATTCTTGCTCGGTAGAGTAGACGACATCGGGAACTGCATGTTCCTGGAAGAAGCTGGTAAGGTAGCGGTCGGCATAGTTCTCGATCTGGATTGCCGCCTTGACTACATCCGCCGATGCCAGCCCGCCCAGGTCGTTGTCCGGGTTAAAGTCCCTGAAGAACACAACCTCGCCCCGCTTGAATGGCGTGCGGCCGCCCTCGAGCTGCTGAATGAATCCAATAATCCCATCGCGCCCGGCGTCTACTTCCATCGTGCCCGCGTTCAGCCGCTTTAGCCTAATTGGGACAGAACCCTCAATGTTGCCCGATTGCCCCCTGCCATATACCTTCTGCCAGAATGCCTGCCCAAAGATAAGCATGTCGCATACAGTTGCCCTGATCAGGTCGTTCCAGTTCTGCTCCATGTCCACGCGATTGAGCAGGTCGATCAACGGGTGCTTCTCCAGCTCCTCGTCCTGGTCGTCAAAGATGCCCCAGCCAATCTGCGCCAGCGCATTAGCGCGGAGGTCAATGCACGCCTTGGCCCAAGGAGAGGTGGAGTACAGCGACGCCGCCCTGCCCATATCGTCTGGGCGGGACCAACCCGGAATGCCCACCATCGTCTTATATTGCCCGGCTAGCCAGATGGGGGGTTTGTGCCCCTCAATCACCGCATCAATCTTGCCTTGCTTCTTCTCGGCGTTGGTCGCCTCGGCATTCTTGGTCATCATCTCAACGGCCGTTTCCAACTTGGCCATCTTCATTTGACTCTGTTCGTCCATTGCACCTCCCTACTCCGCATCTAGTTCGCGGATAACCATGCCCTTGTGGCTCGCCGCCTCCCATGCCAGGGCCAGCGCAATGACACAATCGTCATGTGTACCCGCCGGCGCCCCGAACTTGAACCTGCCCGATGTCATCGGTTCCAGCTCGAACATCTCCAGCTCAGACACTAGTACCCGGTCATCGAGGACAGTGAGGTCCCCTCGTTCCACGGCCAGAGATAGCGCCTCGATAAGGGCGGGTTTAGTGACAGCGTTTGTGTTAAAGCCCGCAATGGGCAATTTATGTCGATTGTGCAGGTCATCGATGAGTGGCTGTCCCATTGCGTTTGACTCTGCCAAGATGCGCCTGGGCTTCCATCTGTCGGCCATGGCTGCCAGTCGGGAGATTTGCAGGGTGTAGTCGATGCGGTTGAATCGGTCTTGGGCAACCTGCCGCCCGCAAGTAGGACACACAACCGATACCACAGTGAAGTCATTGGATTTGCCCCAATCTACTCCGAAGAACACCGGATGTCCGTGCGGTTTGCCTGGTTCGCATCGCTTCTCGAACCCCCTGAACACTCCCGCCCCTGCTTCGATGTACTCCCCGAGCAACTCCTGCCGGAACAAGTACTCGGGCATATGTGCCTTGGCGTCGGCTATCTCGGCGCTTGTGATTCTTGGGTTCTGTGCCGTCGTGAAATGGAAGTGTGCCCAGCCCGGAGTATCGAGGGCTTGCTGCTCGAGGCGGTAGAACCAGTTCTTGCCCTTGGGGGTGGAGGCGAACAGCGCCCAGCCCCGTTTGTCTGCAAGAGCCGGCCTCAGTTCCTCGTACCAGCGGCCCTCGGGGATAAAGGCCGCCTCGTCCATAACCACGCCATCTAACCCGGCGGAACGGAGGCTATCCTCGTTGTCGGCAGATCGGACCTGGAGCCTGCTGCCGTTGGTGAAGTCGATTGTCAGGTTGGAGTCGTTGACTCTGGCAACACGAGGATCAAGTTCTTTGAGTACCAGCCTCATCTCGTGCCAGGCGATGCGTCCTACCGGATATGTCGGGGCGATCCACCACACGAGATGATCATCATGCTCCGACAGCCAGAAGAATGCCTTATATATGCCTAGCCGTGTCTTGCCCCAACGTCTGCCACAGCGCAGATGGATGAAGCGGGACTCATTCCTCCAGACTGGGGTTTGCGTCCTGTGGAGGTAGGTCTCCAGGGGTTGTATCAGCGTCGGCACCTATCACCACCATCTTTAGCAGGACGCCATCGGCCTCAACCGACATCTTCTCGGGGAGCGGTTGCAGCTCGGGATCATCACGATTAGTCAGCATCAGCCATTTCAAGAGAGCCGCTGGTCCCTTGCTGATAAGGGGCAGGCTTTTCTGAGCGAACTTGGATTTTGCCCGCACAACGGCCTCAGAAAAGTCGGGCTTCTCCTTCATCCACTTGTAAAAAGTCTCCTCAGTAATGCCGCCCTCGGCCGCCGCCTGTTTCTTAGTTGCCCCGTTCTCCAATGCGCGCAGAATGATGACCGCCCGGTCCTCTGTCTTCTTGGTTGGCCGTCCGGGCCTATTACGGACCCTGACTTTCTGCACGCGTCCTCCCAAACAATGCCCTGTAACTTCTGCCATCACTATGCACATTCCCGCCGGTTATCATGCTTAGCCCGACAAGCCCGGTAACAGTGGCTAGCGCCCTGGGCGTGAACATCACAAGATGGCTCTCGCACCACCAATATTCGGATGGCACCTCTATAAGCACGTGCCCGTCGAGGGTCAACATGCCCACCAGGTACTTCAGCATCTCCAGCGGGCGGGGCATGTGCTCTAGAGAATGCACTGCTGCGATGAGGTCAAACTCGCCCGTGGGATTCGAGGCATTAGACAGCTCGGCTCGGCGTGGGTCCTTCTCTAGCCCGACAGTCTCGGCCCCGAACTTTCCCCCCACCAACCTTAGCAAATAGCCTGCACCCGACCCCAGCTCCAGGAAGCGGCACACCTTATTGATGCCGTGCTGCTGCAGGAACCGGAGCCGCAACTTTGCCAGGGCCTGCATTCTCTCGGGAGTTGGCCCCCCGGCAATTGCCTTCATGTAGTCGCCCGAGGAATACCACCGGTCTACGGTTTCCTGCGTCCACATCGGGTTGTGAAACTCACCCGTACACCCCGGGCATCGGACATAGGAAAGTTTCCCGCCCCAAATCCGCACCCCAACTGTTCTGCTGCGCACAAATGGCCCGGGGGCACCGCAAATTGGGCACCTCTTCAGTTCCTCAGCCTCCCAAGCGGTTCGCATAGTCCGTCCATATCTTCTGCGGCCCCTTGCCTCCCTGAGACACGCCATCCATCCAGGGCTTGGTCTGTCCGGTATAGTGGATAAACCTTGCCTTCTCGGGGCGCCATAACTCCGGCCGTCTTGTCGCCAGAAACGCCGGCATGTTCCACTCGTCTTTCAGTACCCGCTGAAGTAGCCCATGGTTCCTGCAAAGCACATAATTCAGGATGGTTTGTTCGGCCAGCCCAACGCCAACCTTGGCCTCCACTGATAGCGCAATCGCCTTGGCGCACCTATCAAACAATTCGGGGCTAGCATCAAAGCGGATCAAACCAGCATTGATGCAATCCTTGTGTCCGCCACCCGGCTTGTCCCACGCGGCCGAGATGCTCGGCATGATCAGCAGCTCGGTAGCATCTCGCATACATAGCAGGTCGGCATCAAGGAAGACGTACTCCCCCTCTGGCAGAAGGAAACACCTTAGCTTGTTCCAGTTGAACTCCAGCCATGACCTGGTGCGGGGGAACTTCTTTGGCAACTCGCCCACCTGCGAGAACAATAGGTCGATCATATTGAACCCGCAGTAGCCGAACCAGTCGCGCCACTCGTCTGGCGCCCTCTCGTCCGTCATCACGATCCAGTCCAGCCCCTTGATATTGCCCCTGTGCGCCAGGCTGTGTGCCAGAACTTTGAGACCGGGCCAGAATGAGGGCGTCAAATACGAGACAAGCTGCATCAGTGGAGCTCGGGATGGGCAAGCCAAAGCTTGCCAACCTTATCCTCTAGCGTCAGTGGCATTGCGACAATGCCCGCCCACGCCTGAAACTGCGCCTCATCCCCGTTGAACTTGTCCAGGTCAATATCGCTGGACTGCGCGCCGAACTCTGATCCCTTGCCGTTCTTGTCGGCGCTGTACTGCCAGATCTTCCATTCGGTCCAGCCCCGCGGCATCAGAGGAGCAGTTGCGGCGGTGTAATGCGCCACGGCTAGGTCATACCTATTCAGGCAAGTCGGAGTGCCAATCCAGGTATCCCAATACCATTTTGCTGTGTATACGATGGGCGCCCTGCCAAACAGTCGCTTGATCTCAGCCGCGCACGCGGCTACATCGGCGCTAATCTTGACCATCATCTTGGGGGCGTACACATCCTCGATATCCAACATGGGAGGAATGTCGCCCTGGTCGTCACCCACTACATCGGCAAAATGCTGGGCCTGCTTCAGTGGATCGGAGGTTGCCCGCCAGAAGTGATATGCGCCTCTTGGAAGTTTCCCGTCCGTGTCCTGCCAGTTGCGCTTGAACTGTGGGTCTGTGTACGATAACGATTCTGTAGCTTTGATCCAGGCGAACCGGGCCCCCGCACTAACGGCCTTGGCCCAGTCCATCGTGCCATCCCAATGCGAAACATCTATTCCTAGGACCATCACACATCCCCCGTGGTTTCTTTGACTTCCTTCAGCGCGGCGCACTCGGCACAAAGGCTGTAAATGTCCTTGCCCTTGCCATAATGAACCGTGCCAGTCCTGTCCGGGTGGTTCTTGCACGGAACCGCCGGGGGCTCGCTCATCGTCATACGCACCAGCAATCGCTCGATGGGCGGGGCAATGTCATCGGACATTCCGTTGGCAATCCTGCGCAGCGTCGCATCTTCGGCCACCACGCCTTGCACCAGAT